CAGGTCCAGGCTGTTGTGTACAACCCGACCGCTGGACCCGACAGCGAAGTCATCATCAACGTGACTACAACAGTATCTGACGAGAACGCTGACCCTCACGCACTGGTAGCGTGGGTAGCCGGCGCAGAGGCTGGCTGTGGTCTGAACGAGTCTTGCACCAATAAAATCTACGACGGCGAGTACACCGTTGCAGCGACTCTGACACAGGCACAGCTTGAGACAGCACTGACCACAGGGAAGTTCGTTCTGCACAGAGTATACGGCGACATCCGTGTACTGGAGGATATCAACTCTCTCGTGACCACAACTGACACAAAGAGTGCTGACTTCAAGTACAACCAGACAATGAGAGTGGTACAGCAGAGTGCGAATGACCTTGCAAAACTGTTCAATATCAACTACATCGGCAAGATCCCGAATGACCAGGCTGGCAGAGACGCATTCTGGGCGGACGTCGTTGCTTACAACAGAGAACTGGAAAGCATCAGAGCAATCGAAAACTTCGACTCTGGCACAGTTACTGTTGAGCGTGGCGCTACCAAGAAGAGCGTAGTAGCCAGTTACAGTATCCAGCCTGTGAACGCCATGAGTCAGTTATACATGACCGTGGTGGTAATGTAGGAAAGGGGGAATAGTAATGGCACAGACTATGCTTGCTAAAAACGCCGTTTCCGCAAAACAGGCAGAATGCTATGTGACTATTAACGGACAGCGGTACAACTTCATGAGCGCGATCAATGTGGAAATCCGCTTTGAGAAGAACAAAGTGGAAGTACCCATCTTGGGCAAATCCAATCGTGGTCATAAGTCCACATCCTCCAATATTACTGGTAGCGGTGAGTTCCATCTGAACACTTCCGTGTGGAGAGAACTGGCTTACCAGTACCAGGAAACCGGCGAGGACGTGTACTTCGATATGCACATCATCAACGAAGACAAGACCGCCACAGATATCGGAAGACAGTCCATGATTTTCTATGGATGCAACTTCGACAATATCACATTGGCAGCATTCGACGCGGATTCCGACGACTTCCTCACAGAGAGCATCGACTTCACTGTTGAGTCCTTCGAAATCGTTGAATCCTTCACGCCGATGAGCGGTATGGTGCTGTAGCATTGAAACTGACAGGGCGGTTTTTAACCGCCCTATAAATTTAGGAGGTAAAAGGTATGAATTTAGAGTTATTCTTACAGGGTTACAAAGACAGAGCAATCGTTGAATACGTTGCATCCGATACATACAAGGATGAGAAAGGAAAGCCGATCGCATGGAAACTGCGCGCCATCGACTCCGAACTCGACCAGGCTATCCGTAACGATTGCAAAAGGAAAATCAGAGGAAGCAGAGGAGGAGTCAGTTCCGTAGAATTTGATTCTGACAAGTATGGTCTGCTGTTGAGTGTCAATTCCGTTGTAGAACCGAATCTGAAGGCTGCGGATTGGCAGGATGCCTTTGGCGTCAAGTCCGCAGAGTCTCTGCTTCGGAAAATGTTACTTCCAGGGGAACTCCAGGCATTACAGGAAAAGGTCTTTGAAATCAACGGCTTTGACATGGGCATGGATGACCTCGTGGAAGAAGCAAAAAACTGATAAATGAAGGCGATATGGATGCCTCATTGGCGTTCTATTGTCTTCAGGAATATGGATGGCGACCATCGGAAACCCTCGCTCTGCCGAGGGAAGAAAAGGCTTTCGTTCTGGCTGTGGCATCGGAACACGCAAAAGCGACAAGGAAAAAGATGAATGACGCGGAACGGAAAGCCAAAAGGAAACGATAGGAAGCAGAAATGAACAAGAATTTATCATTCACTATCAAGTTCAATGTTGACAATACGTCGCTTCGGAGGGTCCAACGGTCTGTGGAAGACTCTGTGTTGAGGACAAGCAGACTGGGAGAAAAGGCAAAGGCTTTTGACGAGAACGTGAAGAGGGCGACAACTTCCATCGACAAGATGAAACAGAAGTTGAAAGACTCCAACAGCGCTGCGTCGAAACTCCTTGGATCCATGAGACGTCTTGCAGCCGTCTACCTTGGGAAGATGGGCCTGGACGCTCTTATAGAGACCACCGACAAACTAACGTCAGCACAGAACAAACTAAACTACATAAACGCTCAAAACTTTGGCTCTGCCGGTGTCACGACCGGCCCGAATGGGCGAGAGGTATACTCGGACAAGACGTTCAACGCCACCGCGCAGAGCATGGAGAAAATCTTCAATGCTGCCAACGAGAGCAGAATGAGTTACACGGACATGGCGGAGAACGTCGGTAAATCGCTGACACTCGCTGGTTCTGCCTTTGACAACAACATCGACAAGGCCATCAAGTTCCAGAAAATCATGTCCGAGGCTTATACCATCGGTGGCGCGTCTGCACAGCAGAAGTCCTCGTCCATGTACCAGTTGATCCAGGCATTAGGCTCTGGTCGTCTGCAAGGCGATGAATTGAAGTCCGTGGCAGAAGGCGCACAGGTCGCATACCACCAGATTGAGAAGTATGCACAGGCTCTGTACGGCACTACAGACTCCATCAAGGAAATGGGTAGCAAAGGCCTGTTGACGGCAGACGTCGTAGTTGACGCCATCATGGGCGTTGAAGACGAGATGGAATCCGCCTTCCAAAAGACGACCATGACGTTCGAACAGGCGAAGACGAGGATAACAAACGAAGCCACGAGGGCGTTCCAGCCTCTCATGCAGAAGATGACGGATTGGCTCAACTCTGACCGTGGTCAGAAAGCCATCAACATCCTCATCGACCTTCTGTACAAACTGGCTCACGTCCTCGAAAAGGTCATGGACATGGTCATCAAAATCATGAACTATGTCATTGACCATGAAGGCGCTGTCAGAAAAGCGATAGGTGGAATCACTGCGCTTATGGCCGGCAGAACTGTAGCGTCTCTCGTTTCCATCGGGAAAGAGTTGAAGGTCGTGACAGGGCTGACCAATTTCCTCGTAGACGCAGGATTCCTTCGGACAGCATCTGCTATTGACACGGTAGCCACTTCGATTGGCGGAATCGCCTCGGCTGCCGGCGGTGTACTCGTTGCACTTGCACCTGTGCTTGTCGCAATCGGTGGGATCGTGGCGGTATGTTGGATTTTCTCTGACTCGCTGGAAGACTTCCTTGGGAAACTCGCAGGAACCTTCTACGCGATAGGCATGGCAATCATCGACGTGTTCGCGATCGTCGGGAATATGTTTGCTGGACTCATCACAGCTGGTGCTGACCTTGTTGTATGGTTCTTACAGACCATGAAGACCTACTTCTTCAATGCGCTTGCTGACATCGAGAACCGATTCCTTCGGATGTTCGACTTTGCAAGCGGAATTCTGCTGAAGATAGCGAACGGTCTGAATTCCATCGGCATTGGCATCAATACCGATGCGCTTGAGAAGTTCAATAAGAAGGTGTCGAAGCGGAAGGAATACCGCGAATACACCGCAAAGGTTGACTTCAGCAACGTGGACGCAGCTGCCCAGACTTTCAAGGTGCATGATCCAGACGAGACGTACAAGAAGGGCTACGACTGGGGATACAACATCCTCGGAAAGGGGAAAGACACCTCTGGACTTTTGGACAACACTCTCGGAACACTGGACGACTATATCAGCAATGCGGTCGGAGACACGTCAGCAGGAGTTGACCCGACAGACAAGGCAATCAAGGATACGGCGGACAACACTGGAGATATTGCAAGCCAACTCTCCAACACGACAGAAGACCTTTCGTATCTGCGGAAGATCGCTGAACTGGAGTGGAAGAGGGATTACACGAACTATAACATTGAAATCGCGATGACGAACAACAACACCATCACCAAGGAGGCTGACGTAGACCAGATTACGCACGCCCTGAATGCGAAGCTGTCCGAGGTGGCTGGTAACTCTGCGTCAGGTCTGCACTATTAAGGAGTGATATTATATGCTGAATAACACAACTGGATATGATTTCTACTTTGCTGATATGTCGCGGAACATCCTGTTCGTCTTCCCGATTACTCCGCCAGAGTTAAGCATCAAGATGGGGGCAAACAATGAAACCGTTTCCCTCATCAATGATGGGGACATCAACATCCTGAAGAGCATCCAACTGACGGAAATCGAATTTGAGGCGACCTTCCCAATGCGGAAATATCCATACTCAAGGGAAATCTATCCGTTCAAGGATTACTTCGATGTTTTGAAGGATTTTATGATGAACAAGAAACCGTTTCGGTTCGTAGTCTCCAGAGCGCCAAAAACCCTTACCACAGTGTCGAAAGGCATCTCATCGAAAGCCAAGGAAGACAGGGCAATTCTTCTCGGAAAACAGGCGACTGAACTCTTGTCAGACCTTGCAAAAGGCAAGGCTTCAAAGGCGCAGACGTCTGCACAACTGAAGAGCCTTGTGGAATTGCGGAAAGGGTCTACAGGCACTGGGAAGAGTATCGCCGATACCGTGAGACCGAAATGGACATCGTCGAATCAGTTTGGCTCGACTTATGAAGATATCAGAAACGGCGACAGCGTTGTAATGACAGGATATCTCGGATTCTGGGATACCAACATCCCTGTTTCTTTGGAGTCTATGGAAATCAAGGAGAACGCCGATGATGGTGACGACGTGGTCATCGAATTCAAACTGAAACAGTACAAGTCGTATGGCGTCAAATTCTTGAAAACAACGTCAACGAAAGCGACTACATCAACCAGTGCTGATCCTGACATCCGATGGGAAACACGGGAGAAAAGCAAAGAGAAGACCTACACCATCGTGGCTGGTGACACCCTTACCATCATCGCAAAGAAGTTTTACGATGACGGGAGCAAGTGGAAGGTCATCTACGACAAGAACAAAGACCTCATCGAGAAGACGGCAAAAGATATGGGCAAACCATCGTCTCAAGGTGGGAATTATATCTGGGCTGGGGTGACGCTCGTCATACCAGCCTTGGAGTAAGGTGGTGATTTGGCATGGCTGAAAAAAGCACAAACCAATCTGACGCCTTACAAGGCATGAAAAACTATCTCAACAAGGATGAGAATGCCAGCCTTGATGCTGTACTGGCGTACCTGAATGCGAACAAGAACGGACGTCGGTACAGACTCATCATCACCCACAATGGTACGGCTTTCGAGCCTGTTATCAAGGGTGATATTACATTAGAACTGGAGCGGTTCGGGACGCCTGGAAAACTCTCTTTCACCACGATCAAGTCGGTCACGGTGGACATGAGTTTCCAGGAAGGAGACCGCGTGATCTTCGCTGTGGCGGACAAAAAGAGCAACGGCGAACTGACAGACTATAAAGGACTTTTCGTTGGTTACGTCTTCAATAAGAAGCGTGACAAGCAACACCACATCGAGGTCACTTGCTACGACCAGACTCGGTATCTGAAGAACCGCTTTTCCTACGTTTTCGAGAACCAGACGGCAACTCAAATCATCAAGTCGATATGCGACGACTATGGTCTGAAAGTCGGAAGTCTCGAAGACACAAAGTACACTATTCCGTACATCGCAGAAGAGAATGCTGAAGCCTATGATGTCATCATCGAGGCTCTTGAGGAGACCTTGGCGACGACAGGTGAAATGTATATCTTCCGTGATGAGGCTGGTACGCTGAAACTGACGAATGCAACGTCCATGATCTCGGACGTGATGATTCAGCAAGACACAGCGGAGAACTTTGATTATGAAACGTCGATTGACAGGGAAACCTATAACTCTGTCGTCCTGTACTACAAACCTGAAACCGTAGCACAGACGGTGGCTACAGACGGAACAGGAACGACGGATGTGAGTGCAACAAACTTTGATGACGCATACTACGCATCGGCTGGTGCGACAGGCACGGCAAAAGGCGGAATCAATGTAATCAAGGTGGTCAACTGGGCGAGGGCGCAACTGGGTAAGAGTAGCATACAGGCACTTCACAAAGGCGGTGGCTATCATAAAACCGCTGGCTATTGTGCAGGCTTTGTAAACTCTGCTTTTTACGCTGGCGGTGCGAGAAGCGGATTCATCGCGTATCCAAATGCGGTCGTCGGAAGGCTTGTCCCATCATACACAAAATCTGATGGGCATCCACCTCTCGGCGCGTGTGTGTTCTTCCGAGGCTCGGCCTTTAGAACCGCGACACAGAGATATGGTCATATCGGGATCTCGCTCGGAAACGGTCAGTTTATTCATGCAATCAGAACCGTGCAGATTGCAAATCTGAACGTAAACGCCACTGGCTATTTGCAATACTATGGATGGGGATGGTTTAACGGCGTCAACCTTGGCACAAAACCAACATCAAGTTCTGGCAAGTCCAACAATGTCGGGAACGCCAGCAAAAGCACAGGCAACAAGGCTGGTTCTGGTGCTGGCGCGTTTGTAAACCAGATGATGATTCAAATCAAGAGGTGATTGAATGGCAACGGTAAGTGCAAACGTCACACGATGGAACCAATACATCAGTGAGGCGTCGCAAAAATTTAATGTAAATGCAGACCTTATCCGTGCCGTCATCCAGTGCGAGAGTGGGGGTAATCCAAGTGCATCGTCTGGCGCTGGGGCAGTAGGCCTCATGCAGTTGCTTAAAGGAACTGGTCAGCAATACGGATGCACAAACAGAACTGACCCAAGGACGAACATCCTCGCTGGGACAAAGTTTTTGAGGTATCTGCTTGACAGATACAATGGGAACTATGAACTGGCCCTCGCTGGATATAACTGGGGGCCAGGGAATGTTGATAAGGTCAAAGGGCGGTCTGACTGGAAGAGCAGATTGCCAGGTGAGACGAAGCGTTACCTGAACAACGTGA